ATACCTCCACAGAGCCTCATCGATAATCTGTTTTACTTCCATATTCCTCGTCCTCTTCATCAACGTCTCCATATGGGTTTTCCACATAGGGTCCATGTGGTCGTTTGGCATCATCTCTGACATAGGTTCTTTCAGCTTCGATAGTTGCAATCCATACTGAGAGTTTCATTACTATGTAGATGATACCCAGTGGTAAAAAGCACGCAATGAGGATGAGTGGTTTCATTTGTCCTTTAGCAACTCTTCTATTCTTTTACGCATGTCTTCGGACTTCTTCTGTTCTCTTTCGCAATGTCTGTAACCATGATGTCCTCTAATGATCATCGTGCCCTGATAGAACATCGTAATCCCAAAAACAAATAATAAAATACAACCAATCAGTTCAATGTGATTTTGAGCCATGGCAATAGGGGAGGAATAGCCCCGACGAGTCTTAAAAGTCCCTCAGCAAATAAAGCAAGAACCACCCAACCGACGCACATACTAATGATAGAAGCATTACGGTTGTGGCGTCGTATTGCTGCATCGATCATCTCCTGAACTTCTTCTTTAGTTACTGGGGTGGTCATTGTCTAAAGATTCCAATCTTTGAGCCCATGTTACTCCACCTTCTTTACCCATGCATGGGTTTATGCAGGTTTCGTCACCTAGATTGTTGCAAACCAGACCTGCAAGATCCAGTTCGTTTCCCTTTTTACCTGTGCCTGCCCAGTAGTGCTGACCATTAATCCACAAAGCACCACACTTCGGGCATTCCTTTCTCTCCATAGAGAGATCGGACATTTCTTTGTCGTTATCCATTAAAGTCTGAGAGTTTAGATGGTATTCCCAATTGTTTTTGTAACCTGCGTTTCATAAAATACATTTGGATCTTAATCCACAAATACTTGATTTGTAGTTCAAGATAAACAAACACACGCATAGTTCCTTCAATACCCGCGTACCAAATCATCCCGATGAGGATGAACATACACAAGTACAAACTAATTAAGGATGTTCCCATAGTAGAGCATGGCTCAAAGCTGTATCTATAAGATACACTATCTCTTAACTATTCCTTCGTATAACTTAATACTGGTTTCAACACATTAACGTGTTTCTCTCCACTGAATAGTATTAAAGACATCTGTTGTTGTATTAGTGTCCAAGTTATTCACAATAACGGCAAAAATATTACTATCATCCGAATCAATATTTTGTGCAATATAAGATCTTCTAGCAGTCGTTGGGTTAAATGCAACTTGAGCAGATGCTTGCTGACCTGATGGATTGTTTGCAGCAATCAAAGTTGCCTGTCTCAAATCTCCACCAGTTGTTGTGAAGTTAGTGGTTATTCCAACATTGTATTCTACAGCTGAATCATCATCAGCACTTGTCCAACTTCCACCAGTAATATTGTTATTACTTGGTAGTCTCCAAATCTCAATTCTACAATTCGTAGCATCACTTAAACACTCAACCCCAGTTATTCTTACTGTTGTTCTATTTGGAATTCCTTTGAATGTGTTCTTGCAACGAAGAGCCATAACACATTGTCTCGCAGTTGCACCACCAGAGTTAGAGAATGATATTGGACCATTAAAGGCACCAAACTCAACACCAGTCTCAACATATCCACCCTCACTCATTACAGTGGCACAAATCTGTTCCATTGATGTGATACCAACAGCAGTGTCGGTATTTGCAACTTCGCAACGAATTGGAAGTGAAGGTAAACTCCAATAGACATGTTCTAGATTATTTGCATGTTGAAACTCATGAAAATAGAAGTTACTTCCGTCTAGAACTAATCCACATCTAAGTCTTCCAACTCCCAGCCACTGAAAATCTGTAATAAACAATTGAGTTTTTGTCCAATCAGCAGTTATACCAGACTGACCAGTTCCATCTAAAGGATCCAAACTCCAGTTGGATTGATTGACAACGGTGTCAACTGCGGTTCCTGTAGTGTAAGATCTTCTTACAATCGAAACAGTACCATCTCCAGCCTGTTGGAGAAATACACCATTTCTATCATCAAAATATCCAACCTTTTTAGTTGTGTTTGCTCTATAATCGATGAAATTGAAACTTGCCATGGCAAATTGAGATTTACCTGGCATATAATGGTGATACATTCTTGATTGGTGTATCACCTGTGAGGTTGAACCAACACCAACTATAAGACCAATAGATGCTGTGTTTGCGTTTGTAACGGTTGTTGATCCTGTACCAATTGCTTTAGTTAATAATTCAACTTCTTCGCCATAGATGTGAGTATAGTCTGCAAGTGTGTATGGCTCAGATACACGCATTCTACCAAACGCATCATATCCTCCACCACCTACTCCAGTAGCAACACCACAGTTTCCAATGTTGCCGTATCTGTCGGCACACATGAAAACTTCATGTAGAGTTCTCTCTTGGTTGAGATAGTCTTGTGTATTCTTATTCCACTGAGCCATGAATTATACCCAATCTAGTTTTGCGGGATGATATCTCTTCGCGCTTTTAATATCTAGGTTACTTTCGGTGACAGGATAAATCTGTTGAACCAATGCACCAGGATATGAAGACTGAAGATTTTCCGCCAACTGATCCTTTGAAGGCATTCTACCTTTCAGTTCAAGACGATAGAGATTACCTTCCCAGAGGATATCTGCAACATAACTCTCTTCAACCTGTTGTTCTGGTTGGGAGTTAATGTAAAGGTTTCCGTTGAAGTCGCCAGAGATGTTTACACTCTCACCAAGAGTTTTTGGTTTCAGTGGATCTGCTGGAGGTTGAGGATCATTGATCTTCTTATAACGGGCGTAGAGACTTTTCTCTTTCTTATCACCCTTGTATCCTTCTACAAACTGTTGAAATGTTTTCATGATCAGCAATTCCAGGCTCTAAGGGACTTATTGATTCTGCTATCGGGATCGTTAGCAGTTTTGGCAGAAGTCAGTTTCTTCTTCATGCCTTTCATTCTTGCACAGAATGATGCACGTCTCTTGTTACCGACTTTCTTTGATGGGGCTTTGAGATCACTACCAGGATTTTCTCTTTCATAAGACTTACGACCCTTCTCATTCAATCCACCTGAAGGGTTCTTACCAGACTTTTTTGTCCAGGCAGCTCCCTCAACCATCTCACCTTCGGGTTCGTGTGAATTTGCAAGTTTGATGGTTTTTCTAATTCTGTTTGCAGAACCTTCGTTTGCTCTCTCAATCTCCTTTGGTGTCATCGCACCAGCGTTTTTTGGGTAATCGCCCTTATTGTATGCAGTAACAGGAACTGATTGTTCATCTATTGCTTCGCCTTCTGGTTCAAAGTGAGCGACTTGAGTGGTTTTCTCTCCTTGTTTTTTAATAAGACGAAGGTCTCTCATTCTTTGTCTTTTTTCAAAATCAATTGTTGGAAAAGGTGCAGCACCATACATCTTCATGGGTTTGCCATCTATATCCTTTCCCATCATGGGGATGGAAAGAGGTTGTGATCTAGCCCCATATGGAACAGACTGTTCTTTAATTCTTTGTGCAATTCCAGGTCTTACATCACCACCCTGAGTTTTTCTCTTGGGCTTCTGTGGGTTTCTCTTGTCTGCAGCAGGACCGTCAGGAAGAACTTCCTCAGCAACTCTAATGGTTGGTTTGGTTGGATCAACAGTTGCAGGAACTGCCATCATAACAACTGCATCTGGATAGATCTTTTGAACCTGAGCTTCAACTTCCTTACGGTTAGGGAATTTGACGGTTGGGAAGAACAGTTGGAGATAGAAGATCTTACCTCTAAATCTCAAGGTAACTGCAACGGTTTGACCCAGTTCGTTATATCTTTGAACCTTCTCTTGGATTTCCGTCTCTTCACTAACAGGAACACAGTTGGGGACCATCTTGTCTCCCTTCTTCTTCATACCCTTCTGGGTATAACCAACCCAACACTTCTCTACCAGGCTCTTGTGGTAGTCCTGATTGAACTCAAACTCATATCCTTCTTTCTTGTTTCCCCAGTTGGCAGCACCTTTCTTACGACACTTAACCAGAGCACCTGAGGCATAAGCAGAAGGCCATACAGAATAACGAGACTTAACCTTATGGTAACAAGCGTCTTTTTCACCACTTCCTTTACCTTTCTTGTCCTTTGCTTCAGTCATCGCCTCAATGTCATATTCAGGAGAACAGACACAAGGGTTTTGTCCGCATCTGGGGCAGTTGGTTGCTTGCATGGGTTCTGGCTTGATAATGTCTTGAATAGTCGCAAAAGTGTTGCCGTAGGCATCAAGGAGTTCGATCTCTTCTTTCTTCGTCTTTCTGTCAGTCTTCACCATGGTTGGTTTAGCTGCACCAGACTTCTTCTGTTGACCAGGATCTTGGCGTCTTTTCGCACGTTGAGCTGCAAGTCTTTCTTTCTTAGACATGCTGGCTCTCTTTGCAGAAGATACACACTTAGGAATACCTTCACCTGGTTTGTCACTGGCACAAGAATCACCAGTCACCACGTTGACCCAACCTTTCTTACCATCTTTTGATTTGGACTTACCAAACCAATCACGGAGACCTTCTTCATGAATGGTTTCCTCTGGCATTGGCAGTGTCAAAGGATTTCTAGGTGCTTTTGGTTTTAGGGTATTCTTTTTAATACTATTGGACAAAGAGTCCATACTCTTGTCAAACTCAGTTCTATTCGCTTTTTTAATAATGTCTCTCTCACGCGCATCATGTTCGATCCTCTTCCCAATTGGATAGGAAGGATCATCACTACGTTGTTCGTGATATTCACCGACCGCAGACATATTGTGATGGGTCTTACTGATTTTATCTTGCATCCAAGCAGGAATATCCTTTTCCTTGGATCCAAGTTTCTTCTTCAGTTTTCTCACGTTGTCTTCAATATTTTTCAATTGGGACTGAGCCATGGCGACTTCGTGGTCTTTCGCCTCTTTCATTTTTTTCTTGCGGCCTTGACAATGAGCTCTTTGAGAAAAACCTTTTGGGTTATCACAGTTGATCGATTTTTTGTATTCAGCCGACCAAGACATGTACAGACAAGAACTCTTTTTATTATTTAGAAGTTGGGAAAACTAAATACTTGCAGTGTAATGTGGTCTTCTTAGATGAAAAGAGCATTGATTGCCCTTGGAATGTTATTGATGGCGGCACCCGCACATGCCGATATTTCTCACAAGTTGTCAACCAGTGTTCAACTGA